ATCCTGCCCCGCTTTATGATGTTGGTGATGACACTAATGTCATGGCGGGTTGTGGAGTGGTTTATGTCGCTTGAAGATCCAAGCAATGCTCAGGCGGGTTTAGTGTCTGTGGTAACAGGAGCTATGACAGGTGCATTTGCAGTGTGGATGAACCATGAGGGCAAACATCATGGCTAAACTGGTTAAAGCCCCTAAAGGCTATCATTGGATGAAAAAAGGCGCAGGGTACTCGCTTATGCGTGACCCTAAAGGTGGTTATGCTCCTCATAAAGGGGCGTCAAAAACGGCGAAATTTAAAGTTGATAAAGTGCATAAGTGATCCATGTCTTTTTGTTATTGGTGTATCTAGGTACGGGAGACGAACGACAATTAATCAGTAATGATATGTACTTTCGTAGCCTCGAAGAATGTAATTGGTATGCGAAAAACCTTGCCAAACGATACGGTAATTATCAGTATTACGATAGAATGGATGCAAGGGATAGGGTAACAGCGTATTGCGTACCCAAGCACATAAGGAAAGACTCTGTTAAAGTTTACTAGGAGGTAAATATGTTACAGGCGTTAATCGGTCCGGTGACGGGCATACTGGATAAATTTATTGAAGATAAAGATGCTAAAAATGCTATGGCGCATGAAATTGCGACTATGGCAGAAAAAGCCGCGCATGAAGCGGCAATGGCACAGGTTGAAGTAAATAAAATGGAGGCACAGCATCGTAGTTTGTTTGTGGCTGGTTGGCGTCCTTTTATTGGTTGGACTTGCGGTATCGCGTTGGCCTACCATTTTGTTTTGAATCCTTTGATTATGTTTGGTGTGTCATGGGCAGGGGTAGAAATACCAGAGTTGCCCGAGTTTGACATGGGTTCGCTTATGACGGTATTGATGGGTATGCTTGGTCTTGGTGGCCTCCGCACTTTTGAAAAAGTAAAAAAGGTCACAAAATAGATGTCAGACCTTTACATTCACGAAAAACTCCGTAATATAATACGAGAACGGAAAGAGCTTCTTGGACAACAATTACTTGAAGGCCAAATAGAAGATTTTTCTGCATTCAAGGAACTGCGAGCTCGCCTTGCAGAACTTGCCAACATTGAACAGGAGCTACAAGCCCTGCTAAAAAAGGTGGAACATGAGTAAAACTCTTTATGTACCCGAGTACATCGCGAAAGCGCAACAGGCTAAAGCTCAAGAAGCTGAAGCAACCCCTTCCCCCCAAGCCCCAGCAGTTGAAAAAATGCCACAGCCGACAGGCTGGCGTATTTTGATTTTGCCCTATAAAGGCAAAAAGAAAACTGAAGGCGGTGTTTACCTTCCAGACCAAGCAGTTGAGCGTGAGGCATTAGCCACCGTATGTGGTTATGTGCTTAAAGTTGGACCGCTTGCGTATAAAGATCCTGATAAATTTGGGGAGACAGGAGCATGGTGTAAGGAAGGTGATTGGGTGATTTTTGGTAGATATGCTGGAAGTCGCTTTAAAATAGATGGCGGTGAAGTCCGTCTTCTAAACGATGATGAGATTCTGGCTACTATAAATAACCCAGAAGACATCTTGCACACATAACAGGAGTGAGTTATGCCAGAGGCTAAGAAAGCTGAAGAACTCGAGGATGCCGTAGAGGTAGAACTGGAGCAAGACCAAGAGGTAGAGACACAAGAATCTACCGAAGAGCCTGAACAGGCCGCATCAGACGAAGCTTCTGATGACGATCTTGAGGGTTACAGTGATAAAGTAAAAAAGCGCATTGAAAAGCTAACTTATAAAATGCGTGAGGCTGAACGCCGCGAGAAAGCCGCTACAGATTATGCTAAATCTGTGCAAAAGCAAATGGATGATTTAAAGACTAGATCTAGCCAAATTGATGAGTCCTATCTCTCGGAGTATGATCAGCGTGTAAATACGCAAGAAGAGATTTTAAAATCCAAACTCACTAATGCAATTAACTCTGGCGATGTAGATGGCCAGATAGAAGCGCAAAAGCAACTTGCTAAACTTGCTATTGAAACAGAGCGGTTGACGGTTGCTAAACAAGAGTTTGAACAGCGGAAAGCTCAACCTCAAGCACAGAGTCAACCTCAATCACAATCACAGGCTCCTGCCCAACCAGACCCTAAAGCACGGGCATGGGCAGAGCGTAATGAGTGGTTTGGCCAAGATGAGCCTATGACGCTAACAGCGTTTAGCATCCATAAGCGTTTGGTAGAAACAGAATACTTCGATCCAAACAGTGATGAGTATTACGAAGAGTTGGATCGTCGTATGCGTAGTGAGTTCCCGCATAAGTTCGGGGAAGCTAAACCCAGCAACTCAAATTCTAGGTCACCAGTAGCCCCAGCTTCACGCTCTTCGGGTAAGGTTCAGAGCAGAAAAATTAAGCTCACTCCTTCTCAGGTTGCAATAGCTGATAAACTTGGTGTAAGTTATGAACAATACGCGAAGCAACTTGCTCGCTTAAACTCGTGAAGGACAAGATCATGGATCGTACCCCACGCACTGCACAAACTCGTGAGAAAGACTCACGCCGCAAACCTTGGCAACCACCATCCACATTGGATGCACCTCCAGCACCGGAAGGTTTTATTCACCGCTGGATCCGTGAATCAGTTATGGGTCAGGATGACAAAAAGAACCTTTCAGCTCGCCTCCGCGAAGGCTTTGATTTAGTTCGCGCTGATGAGTACCCCGACTTTGAAGCCCCTACCGTCCAAGACGGTAAACACGCGGGAGTCATAGGAGTGGGTGGTCTACTTTTAGCTCGTTTCCCTGTTGAATCTAAACAAGAGCGTGACGCATATTTCCGTGGTAAAACCTCAGATCAAATGCAAGCTGTTGATAATGATTTGTTCCGGGAAGAGCATAGTTCGATGCCTATCCTTAAACCAGATAGGCAATCTCGTGTAACCTTCGGGGCTAAAGGTGGCTCCGAAAATTAGAAGGATCTTAGAGCATGGCAAATAATGATGCTGCTTTCGGACTACGTCCGTACAAGATGCTCGGGGCTGGTGCAAACACCAACGGCTTGATGACCTTCAAAATCCAGACTTCAGGAACGGCTGGTACATCTTCTGTAATTTATGAAGGTACGCCTGTTATTCCTCTTGCCAATGGTCTTGTGGATATTGTAGGTGCGGCGGCTGGTGGTACTGTACCCCTCCTCGGTGCGTTTATGGGTTGTAATTACACTGATCTTAACGGTACTCCCGTTTGGACAAATAAGTGGCCAGGAACTGCCTCTGTAAAGAGCGGGACTGAAGCTACTGCTGTGATTTCGGCTCACCCTGATCAGCTCTTCCTCATCAATTGTGATGCGGCGGCGGCTGATACACTTGTTCACGCGAACGCTAATTTTGCAAGCGGTACATCTGGCGATGCAACGACTGGTAAGTCGTCTGCTGAACTGGCTGTATCAACAGCAAATACGACTAACACCCTGAATATGCGTATTATCGGTTTTGAAGATTCCCCTTCAAACGATGATGTGACTGTTGCAGGTCGTCTAGCGATCGTGATGCTTAACAACCACTTCTATCGTTATGGTGCTAACGGTACTGGTGCTGGCGTCTAAGGAGGGTTCGTAGATGGCTATTTCAAGAGCACAACTGCTAAAAGAGCTTGAGCCTGGACTTAACGCTCTGTTCGGTATGGAGTACGATCGGTACGACAACGAGCACGCTGAAATTTATGAGACCGAAAATTCTGATCGGGCTTTTGAAGAAGAGGTGATGCTTGCTGGTTTCGGTCAAGCCCCAACAAAAGGTGAAGGTGCGGCTGTTAGCTACGATTCAGCTAACGAAGCATTTACCGCTCGCTATACACACGAAACTGTGGCACTGGCGTTTGCGATCACTGAGGAAGCTGTAGAGGATAACCTCTATGACCGCCTCAGCTCGCGTTACACTCGTGCGCTGGCTCGTTCTATGGCAAACACCAAACAGGTGAAAGCGGCCTCAATCCTTAACAATGCGTTTGATAGCAACTTTGCTATTGGCGATGGTAAGGAATTGTGTGCTACTGATCACCCGACTGTTGGTGGCGGTAACTTCCGGAATGAACTGTCAACTGCGGCTGACCTCAACGAAACTTCGCTTGAGCAGTCACTGATCGACATTTCTAACTTCATTGACGAGCGCGGCCTTAAAATCGCACTTCGTGGTATGAAGTTGATCATTCCTACCAACCTCCAGTTTGTTGCCGAGCGTTTGATGGCATCTAATCTGCGTCCTGCGACTGCAGACAATGACATCAATGCTATCCGTAACATGGGTATGCTTCCTGACGGTTATGTGGTTAACCACTTCCTGACCGATACAGATGCGTTCTTCATTAAAACGGATGCGCCTAACGGCTTCAAGCATTTTGTTCGGACTCCAATGCAAAACAGCATGGAAGGCGATTTCGAAACAGGTAATGTTCGCTACAAAGCTCGTGAGCGTTACAGCTTCGGTGTTTCCGACCCTCGCTGTGTTTTTGGTTCTCCTGGAGCCTAAACAAAATTCATCAAAATGGAAGGGCGGCTTTTCAGCCGCCCTTTTTTGTTATATAGTTGAGATATCAACCTTGACTGCGTAAGCAGACACTAGCCACGACAAGGAGATTCACATGGCTAAATCGACCTTTTCAGGTCCAGTTGTTTCTAACAACGGCTTCATTACTGCTGGTTCTGATTCTGTTGTAAACATTACAGCTGAGACCACTCTCACTTTTAACGCACACGCTGGCCGCATTATTGAAATCAATGATGCAGATGGTGCTGTTACCCTGCCTTCGATTGCTACGGCTGAAATCGGTGCAGTTTACCGTTTCTTCATTGGCACAACAGCTTCTGATCTTGATATTAAGACAGACGGTACTGATAAGTTTGTTGGTTCTATTTCTGTTGGCATCACCAATAGTACACATAAGCGGTTTGTTCCTGGAGCAACTAATGATGTAATTTCAATGAATGGTACTACCACAGGTGGTATTGCTAACAGCTATGTTGAAATTACTGCTCTGGCTACTGCCGAGTATATGGTTCAAGGACAGTTGATTGGGTCAGGCACGATTGCTACTCCTTTTGCTGATAGCTAAGAGGGGCGTAATCCATGGCTGGATCTGATGTACAATCAAAGCGGCTAACTGCCACTGGCTCTGCTGGTGTTGGTCCTGCGCGTATCCGTCAGATACAGGTTCTAACCACGACAGGGACACCTCGCCTTACCATTACAGATGGTAATGGCGGGGCTACCGTTTTGGATTTAGATTTCCTTGCATCTGATTCACACTCAGTAAACATCCCTGCAGAGGGTATTCGTGTAACAGATATTTATGTGTCTGCTTTCACTAATATTACTGCTATGACGGTGTTTTATAACTAAAGGAGACTCGAATGGCTCGTGAAGTTAGCTCTATTACAAGAGTCGGAACCTCTGAGCCGTTCGAGCTTCAAGTTGCCCGTGAGCAAATATCGTTCCATAAAACTATTTTTAAGTTTGGTTACAACGCCGCTGTTGGAGCCACTAAGGAAACTATTTGGGAACAAGGCGGTTTATACGCTTATCCAGCATCAGCCACAGTAATGACTATATCAAACAGTTCAGCTAATGATACTGCCGCAGGAACTGGTGCAAGAACAGTAGAAATTTTTGGCCTAGACGCCGATTACAACGAAATAAGCGAAGTTGTCACCTTAAACGGACAAACGGCTGTTAATACCACACAATCTTATCTTCGTATAAATCGTGGCATTGTTCGCAGTGCAGGTAGTGGTGGCGCAAACGCTGGCACAATTTACGCAGGAACAGGCACAGTGACCGCTGGAGTTCCTGCTAATATTTACCTGACCATAAATGGGGATGGCGACAACCAAACATTGATGGCTCTTTGGACAGTTCCCGCAGGACATACAGCGTTCCTTACAAAGATGTCTTTGTCCACAGGCACATCTACCAACACCAAAGCCGTTTTGAATGCTAGTCTTGTAGCTAGACCATACGGAGAAGTTTTTCAGATAAAAGAAAGATTTACTATTACAGATGGCGCACACGAACAGTTTTATACTTTTCCATTAAGATTCACAGAAAAAACAGACTTAGAGATGAGAGCATTTTCTTCCTCTGGATCTGTTAGCTTTAATGTCTCCGCTTCAATGGAGTTTATTTACATTCAAAATGGGAGTGACTTGTAGTGGCTACGACAAAAAATGTAAAACGGACACCTAGCGGAAAATTGCAGTATCGGGGGGAAACTTTCAGTGGCTATAACAAACCCAAACGCACCCCGAATGGTCCTAAAAAATCAGCAGTCCTTGCTAAAAAAGGCAGTGAAGTCAAACTCGTTAGATTTGGAGACCCCAATATGTCAATCAAAAAAGACCAACCAGCTCGCCGCAAGTCTTTTAGAGCTCGTCACAACTGTGCTACCGCCAAAGACAAGTTCAGTGCTCGCTACTGGTCTTGTAAGGCATGGTGAAAGGGTGTATTTCGTGGCCGATAAAAGTGTGCATGAGCTAGAAATTGAATTCACGGAGTGGAAAACGCAACAAAAGCATATTGTAAAGCGTGTTGATGAACTTCATGCGGATATGACCGATGTTAAAAAGGCGGTATTCCAAGCTAAATGGATGTTGGTCGGCGGGATTATATTTGCAGGTCTTATGAATAGTGACGCATTTGTAGCGTTGTTATTGAGTTTAGGTGGTAAATAATGACTATTGGCAGAAGCCAGCAGTCTAAACAAACGGAGAAGGGCATGGCAAAACGCGGTTTATATGCCAATATCAACAGGCGAAAAAAGCTGGGTATTTCTCGTTCTAAGAAAAAATCAACTATTTCTAAGGCGGCGTATGCTAATATGAAGGCAGGGTTTCCGAAGAAAAAGAAGAAAAAGAAAGCATGAGGTAAAGCATGGCTACTTCAGGCAGTACCAATTTTGAACTAGATGTAGCGGATTACATTGAAGAGGCTTATGAGCGGTGTGGCTTGGAAGTCCGGACTGGTTACGACCTGAAAACAGCCAAACGCTCCCTCAACCTTTTGTTTGCGGATTGGGCTAACCGAGGTTTGAACCGCTGGACGATCCAGCAGAGCACGGTAAGTCTAGTTCAGGGTACTAACCAGTATAACTTGCCTAATGACACTGTAGACGCTCTCAGTGCGGTTTTACGGAGCAATGCTGGTCTTAGCACCCAATCTGATATACAGGTGGAGCGGGTTAGCCGCGATGAATTCCTAAATATACCTAATAAATTAAGTGAAGCACGGCCTGTGCAGTGGTATATAGACCGTTCTATTACGCCTGTGCTAAATGTTTGGCCTACCCCAGACCAAGCCTATACTTTTGTTTATGATAGGCTTACCCGCATTGAAGATGCGGATGATTATGAAAACACAATGGAAGTGCCGTTTCGGTTCTATCCTTGCTTGGCGGCGGGTCTGGCTTACTACTTGTCTATTAAAAAAGCACCTGAAAGAGCTCAGCTTTTAAAGGCTTCGTATGAAGAAGAGTTTGCTCGTGCCGCTTATGAAGATGTAGACAGGGCAAACCTGTCGCTAACACCTCGCAGGGATTATTATGGGTTTAGATAATGGCATATGCAGTAGGTTCATACGCTAATGCTCTATGCGACAGATGTGGGTTTCAATACCCTTATCGCAGTCTGCAGACTGAGTGGAATGGCCTGAAGGTATGCCCAGAGTGCTTTGAGTATAAACACCCACAGCTAGAACCTAACATCCCCCCTGCTGACCCAGAGGCTCTATTCCAGCCTCGTATTGATCGTGTAGAACCCGCTACTGCGAGACTTTTAACTCCCAACCCCTTTCTATCTGGAGGAATTGGTAGTAATGTAGTCACAGTAAACGAGCAGAGTCATGGGAGAGCGACAAGTGATGTTGTTCGATTCAGAGATGTGGAAGGGTTTGATGGGTTTTCTAAAGCGGTGCTTGAAAACGCTTCAGGCTACACTATTACGGTTACTGGAACTGATACTTACACTTTTACGGCGACTAGCGGAACAGCTACAGTCGGCAGTGTTAAAGGCGGTGGCGAAAACTCGTCAGCTGGTCCAGTCACTTTATCGCCATAGGGGTGACTAATGACTTTTTCGTATAGCCAACTCAGCCAAGCGGTTCAGGACTTTACTGAAAATTACGAAACTTCTTTTGTAAATAATATGCCTTTGTTTGTACGCGGGGCAGAAGACCGTATTTTTACGCTGGTTGATCTTGAGCTGTTTCGCAAAAATGCTACTTCCCAGCTTACTATAGGCAACCCTTATTTGTCTGTGCCAACTGATTATATGTCGCCGTTTTCTTTGCAGATTACGACGCCAAATTATAAAGAGTTCCTATTGTTGAAAGATGTAAACTATTTGCAAGAGTTCAACAATACGGTGACAGGTAATGCAACTCCGCGTTTTTACGGCATATTTGATGTAGATAATTTTATTTTATCACCTACACCAGATATAGCTTACAATGTAGAGCTTCATTACTATTATCGCCCCGAAAGCATAACAAATATTCCTGTTGTGATAACACTCAATAATGTAACAGGAACATTTGTAGTTGGGGAATCTATCACAGGCAATATTAGCGGTGCTTCGGCAACGCTGGCTGTTGTCGGTGCGGCGCAAGTTGAATACACGCCTACAACACTATCTGGGACATTTTCCGTCGGGGAAACGGTTACAGGTGGTACGAGTGGTGCAACTGGCGTAGTGGTAGCTGTCGTTTCTAATGCGGCTACATCATGGCTCGGCGAAAATGCCCCGAACGCTCTTCTTTACGGTTCTCTCGTTGAAGCATATACTTACATGAAAGGCGAACAAGATATGATGGCCTTGTATGAACAACGCTTTATACAGGAAATGACTCGCCTTAAAGATTTAGCAGAGGCTCGGGAAAATAGCGACGCATATCGTCGAGGTTTACCAGATAAGCCAAGAAGTTAGGAGTAAAAAACATGGCTACATCTAATGCGGCAACAACCTATCTAGAACGACAAATTCTAGATTATTTGTTCAAAAATGATTCCCTGTCGTTTGCTACTCTAGGGAATAGTATTTATGTTGGTTTGGCAACAGGTGTGACACACGCAGAAAGTGGTTCGCTTTCTGAGGTGAATATCACAACTGAAGATGCCAATTATGATCGGCAACAGGTTAGTGCTTCTGGTTGGAAGCAATCTGTAACCACGCTGGCTGGAAACCATACTAACTCACAAACTGAATTTTACCTTGCGGATGCAGAAGCTTTTCCGTCATCTGGTACAATCCAAGTTAATGATGAGTTGATTACCTACACAGGTAAGGATGGCACGGCTACCGCAGATGCTAATGGTGCAGTTACTTCTTCTACTAGCCTTGCTGTAGATGGTAATAGCGGGACTATTACGGTCGGTATGATTGTGACAGGCACAGGTATCAGTGGCACAGTAAAAGTGGCAACTGTAACTAGCCAGACAGCTTTGGTATTGGATACTGCAATCACTATTGCAGATGATACTGCGCTGACTTTTGATGGCACGAATACGCTAACAGGCTGTACTCGCGGAACATCAAGCACTACAGCAACCACGCATAGCAATGGCGATACGGTTATTTCAGACCAGCAACAGGTCGTAAACGATAACAATATTGAGTTTGCGGCTTCTAGCGGTATTGCTACTTACACTGTATCCCATGCCTTTATTGCTGACAAAAACCGTGCATCTGCACTTGTAGATGGTGCGGTTTCATCTTCTACAAATGTGACAGTAGATAACAATGCTGGCACAATCGTCGTAGGACAGCGAGTGAGAGGCACTGGCATTACTGGTGAGGTAAAGGTAGCTACCGTGACTAGCCAGACTGCTATCGTCCTAGATACGGCAGTAACTCTAGCAGATAACGCGGCTCTAACATTTGATGGTAACATCTTGTTTGTAGGTGCGTTAGATGCAAGTAAAACTCTTGCGGTAGGTGATATCTTCCGCATCAATGCTGGTAATCTATCTATTGAGTTGAAGTAATGGCCTTAGTTCTCAGAGACCGCATAAAGGAAACTACGACAACCACTGGCACAGGGGCTTATACTCTGGCAGGGGCGTTAGGTGGCTTTGAAGCGTTCTCTGAGATCGGGGATGGTAATACTACTTATTACGCTTGCTCAGATGGTGCTGATTTTGAAATAGGGTTAGGGACATACACTTTGTCTGGTACTACACTAGCCCGAACCAAAACGATACAAAGTACCAATACCACCACAGCAACCGCCTCCGTAAATGGGGCGGTTACTTCTTCTACAAATGTAGCTGTAGATGGTAATAGTGGCACGATACAGGTCGGCCACAGAGTTACAGGCACAGGCATAACTGGCATTGTTAATGTCGCTACTGTAACTAGCCAAACAGCTATTGTTTTGGACACTAGCGTCACATTAGCAGATAATGCGGTGCTTACTTTTGCAGAAGCCCCTGTTAATTGGTCGGCTGGCACACGCACAATATTTTGCACCTTGCCAGCTGAGCAGATTATTTTCAATGACACTAGTGACAATATACAGGGGTTTACGGAACAAGATCCAAACGCTTTAGCGTTCGCAATCGCATTGGGGTAAAGCATGGCAAATAATTTTAATACATACACAGATACAGGGGTGGGGACTTCAGCCGCCACCATATACACTTGCCCCAGCGCAACGGAAACAACCATTATCGGGTTAAACATTGCTAATATCTTATCAGTGTCTATTACTGTAGATGTGCAGTTGGAAAACAATGATGGTGATAATGTTTACATTGTTAAGTCGGCTATAGTTCCTGTTGGCTCGTCAATCGTTGCTGTAGGCGGCGACCAAAAGATTGTGATGAACGCATCTGATGTTTTGAAGGTAACAGCAAGTCAGGCGTCAGCGGCTGATGTAACATTGTCGGTGTTGGAGATTACCTGATATGGCAACTAGCGACATTAAAAAGGGTCCGCTCTACGTTGACAGCACGAATAATCGGGTTGGCATCGGTCTAACCAGTGCCGAAGCAACGCTTGATGTTCTTGGTAACTCTGATGTCAGAGCGGCACTAAAAATTGGTCCTAACGCCAACTTTGGACACCATTTCTACGACAGTTCTACAAACGGTGACTTAGTTATTAAGCGTGAGGTAAGTGGCGCACAGAATGAAACAATGCGGTTAACTCGTAGCGGCGGCTATGTGGGCATTGGGACGGATTCGCCTCTTGGTAAGTTTATGGTAAAGGATGGAACATCTTCACCATCTGCTCTAGTTGTTCGCCAAACAAGTGAGGCTGG